AAACGAATTAATTAACGTATTTGGAAAACCAATTTCCACGGACGCACAATACGAATATTGGATGAGCGCATCGTCATTCCTATCATATGGTGGCGTTCTTAAGGTTGCGAGAGTTGATGGAGGTAACTTAGTCAATGCTAATGCAATTCGTAACGCTTCTGGCGTTTCTACTGCAGGCGAACCCACACTCAAAATTAAGAACTTTGATGACTATGAAGCAAATTATGCTGATGATATTGCAAACTATATTTTCGCGGCAAAGAATCCGGGGTCTTGGTCAAATAACCTTAAAGTCTGTGTAATTGATGATAAGGCAGATCAAATTCTTACGGTAGGTGCTGCAGTAACTGCCAATGCTTCTATTGGTATGGGTGTAACTACTACACTTACCAATGTAGCTTCGGCTGGAGTTGGAACAACTTCTTCATTTAATGGTTATTTAAAATCTATTGTTACTGGAATTGGTGCCAGCACTCTTGAAGTTAAAATAACTTCGATTGTTTCTACTGCTGGTGTAGAAACTCCGATAAACTATGCACCTCAATCACGGTTACAATCATTCAAAGCATCTACTGGTGGAGGATCCTTAACGGTTTACTTGATAGATTCTTCAGGAAATGACGTTGATAGTGCATCAATCAATACAGGATCTTCTCCAATTAGAGACTGGTATGACGAACAAATACTAACTCTTTCTAATACTGCAATTTATTGGAGCTCTATTGCACCAAAACCAGGAACGTCCCAATATGCAGTTAATAGAAATGGTAAGAGTGATGAGATCCATATAGTAATTGTAGATGATACTGGTACAGTAACTGGAATTCAAGGAAATCTTCTTGAAAAACATATTGGTCTTTCAAAAGCATTTGATGCAATTTCTGCAGTCAATTCTCCGCAGAAAATATGGTGGAAAAATTATCTAGCACAATATTCATCATATGTTTATGTTGGAGACAATCCCTCAGATGAATTAAATGTGAATGAGCCTGTTGTAGCAACAGGATTCTCTGAAGCGTTTACTGAGTTTACAAATTCACAAGGTCTTTGGAATAAAGACGCTCAAGATAGGACCTATAGTGCCTTAGGTAATGTAACTTATAACTTGAGTGGGGGTAAAGATTATTCTGGTTCTAGCGGAATGACTGCAACTTTGGGAGACTTATTTACCGCATATAATTTGTTCTCAAATAAAGATGAAATTGAGGTTGATTATTTGATCATGGGACCTGGACTTGGTAACAAGTTTGAGTCACAAGCAAAAGCAAATCATCTGATTTCTATTGCAAATGGAAGAAAAGATTGCGTTGCTGTAATTTCCCCACATCGCACAGATGTTGTAGATATTACAAATACAGATACTCAAACTGATAATATTATAGAATTCTTCTCACCATTATCATCATCATCTTATGCGGTATTTGATTCTGGATATAAGTACACATATGACCGATTTAATAATAAATTCCGTTATATTCCCTGTAATGGAGACGTTGCAGGTCTAATGGTAAGAACTAGTATTCTTGCATATCCTTGGTTCTCTCCCGCAGGACAACAAAGAGGAATTTTGAATAACGCCATCAAACTTGCATATAATCCAAATAAAGCTCAAAGAGATCAACTTTATCCTCAAAGAATTAATGCCATTATCAATCAACCTGGCATTGGAATTCTTTTATATGGAGACAAGACTGGATTGGGATATGCATCAGCATTTGATAGAATTAATGTTCGTCGTTTGTTCCTCACTATTGAGCAAGCTCTTCAAAGATCCGCACAAGCTCAACTATTTGAGTTGAATGATGAGATTACAAGAGCAAACTTCAGAAATATTGTTGAACCATACCTTCGTGATGTTCAGGCAAAACGTGGACTTTATGGATTCTTGGTCGTTTGCGATTCTTCAAATAACACTCCAGATGTTATTGATAACAATGAATTTAGAGCAGATATTTATCTGAAACCCGCCAAGTCTATTAACTATATTACACTTACATTTGTTGCCGTTAGAACTGGCGTAAGTTTTGAAGAAGTTGTTGGTACTGTTTGATTTTACTCAAAAATAAAAAAGGAGGAACTGAAAAATGGCAGAATCTACTATCCAAAAGTTTAAATCCACTCTCATTGGCGGCGGCGCTCGCCCCAATTTATTTGAAGTAAGAATTCCTGGATCTATTCCTGGAGGAGGTACTCTTGGTGACGAGTTCTCAATCTTGTGTAAAGCAGCACAACTTCCCGCGTCAACCCTTGGAATGATTGATGTTCCATTTAGAGGTAGAAGCTTTAAAGTTGCTGGTGATAGAACCTTTGATAATTGGACTATAACAGTTATCAATGATGAAAACTTTTCAATTAGAAGAGTTATGGAAGATTGGATGAACTTCATTGGTCAATATGGTGATGCTAGTGGTGCAACAGAACCTGGATCTTATATGGTTGATGCTTATGTGAAGCAACTTACAAGATCTGCTGCTAATATTAGAAATACTGGAGAAGGTGGAGGCGAAGGTCAAGGTCTATCTTTGACTAGTGCAACGAAACCAACGGAAACTATCTATAAGTTTCATAGTATATTCCCAACAGCTCTTTCTGCTATTGATCTATCTTATGAATCTACTGATACAATTGAAGAATTTACTGTAGATTTCCAAGTTCAATATTGGACTCCAGCAGCAAAAGGGGAAATAGGTGAGTAATAAATAGTATAAAGTTAAAGATAAAAAAAATAAATTATGGCGAGACTATTTGGTTTTTCGATTGAAGATAATGAACCATTATCATCTAATGCAGTTTCCCCCGTCCCCCCTAATAAGGAGGACGGGGTTGACCATTATTTGAGTAGTGGTTTTTTTGGATCATATGTTGATATTGAGGGTGTTTATAGAACTGAATTTGATTTAATTAAAAGATATAGAGAGATGGCACTCCATCCAGAGTGTGACAGTGCTATTGAAGATATTGTAAATGAAGCAATTGTTAGTGATACTAATGATAGTCCCGTTCAAATTGACTTGGAAAATTTAAATGCAAGTGATGGAATCAAGAAGAAGATAAGGCAAGAATTTAAGCATATTTTAGAACTTTTAGATTTTGATAAAAAATCTCACGAAATCTATAGAAATTGGTACGTTGATGGCAGACTTTATTATCATAAAGTAATTGACCTTAAAAATCCTGAAGCAGGAATACAGGAATTGAGGTATATTGATGCAATGAAAATGCGTTATGTGAGGCAGGGAAAGAAAAAGGAAGCGGATAGGTATAGAGTTTCAAATCGAAATATTGACAATCCAATGGATTATGAATTTCCTGAAATTGAAGAATATTTCATCTATGAACCAAAAATGACCTACCCAACAGGAACTCCGTCTCCCGGAACTATGGGTGGATCAAACTCTGGAATTAAAATGACTAAGGATTCTGTTACATATTGTACATCCGGTCTTGTTGACAGAAATAAAGGATCAACTCTTTCGTATCTACACAAAGCAATTAAATCACTCAATCAACTTAGAATGATTGAGGATTCTTTGGTAATTTATCGACTTTCTCGCGCACCAGAAAGAAGAATTTTTTATATTGATGTTGGTAATCTTCCTAAAGTTAAGGCAGAACAATATCTCCGTGATGTTATGATGCGATATCGCAATAAACTTGTGTATGATGCCAATACAGGCGAAGTGCGGGATGATAAAAAGTTTATGGCAATGCTTGAGGATTTTTGGCTTCCAAGAAGAGAAGGTGGTAGAGGAACAGAAATCTCTACTCTTCCAGGAGGACAAAATCTTGGAGAAATTACAGATATTGAATATTTTAAGAAAAAACTTTATCGTTCACTAAATGTTCCACCATCAAGAATGGACGGGGAAGGTGGATTTAATCTTGGTCGTTCATCAGAAATTCTTCGTGATGAAGTTAAATTTAGTAAATTTGTTGCAAGATTGAGAAAGAGATTCTCATATATGTTTAGTGATATGTTAAGAACTCAACTAATTCTCAAAAATATTATCACGCCAGAAGATTGGCGTCGGATGGATGAGCATATCCAATACGATTTCCTATATGATAATCATTTTGCAGAACTCAAAGATGCTGAGTTGTTGAACGAAAGGCTGGGTATGGTTCAGATTGCAGAACCTTATGTTGGAAAGTATTTCTCACAGGACTACGTAAGACGTAAGATTTTAAGACAAACTGATGTTGAAATTTTAGAACAAGATGAACTTATCAAAAAAGAAATTGAGGATGGAATTATCCCAGATCCAAGTGCTCCGATCGATCCAATGACAGGTATGCCCATGGATCCCGGAATGGCACAAGGACCTGCTGGAATGGATTTGGGACAACCGGTAATGGAACCAGAGATTAATGCTTCCACAACTCAAGCAAACACTAAAGCAGTAGAAATGCCCAAGGGTGGCGAGATATAAATAAAGAAAATTATTAGGTATTAGACATGGATGATCTTTTAGATATGATTGCTACTGATGAATCTCCTTCTCAGATTAGCGATAAAATCAAGGAACTACTTTTTGCAAAATCTGCAGAAAAAATTGATGGATTTCGTCCCTTAGTTGCCAATTCTATGTTCAACCAAACTACAGAGACAACCGAGGAAGAATGAAATCTTTCAAACAATTCATTTCAGAATCAGTAAATATTTCTGGAGATTTTAACGGGAATCTTTACATTAATTCCAATCAACCAGAACCACAATCTGTAGGTGAAGAGTATATTGCGGATGTTTTTTGGAATGGAAGTCTTTATAGAATGGAACTAACATCAAAAAATGGAGTTCCATCAAAACAAGATTTAGGTGAACAATTGCAAAATGAATACCCCGGAGCAATTGTTCATCAAATTTATCCAATAATAGAGAAAAATACTAATATTAAAGACACTAAAAGATATCATCCATCAAAATTAGAATGGATTTAATTTATGGCAATTTGGAATATAACAACACAAGATTATCTAAATCAAGAGAGAAGTCTTTTTGAGGTTAATGGTGTTGCAACCAGAGATGGTAAAATTGTAGATGAACTTAATAGATTTCCGGTTAGTATAAATTCCGATGCTTTTGGAAGAACACGAGTATCAAATCCATTAACACTCTTTGATAGTTCTCATAGGTATAGGGACAATAATCTTTGGGAGAGTTTGATTGTAGGTACAGGTTCTACCGTTGGATTTGTAACTACACAAGGCCTAATTAACATAGGTATTGGAACTACTGTGGGTTGTTCGGTTATTAGAGAAACCACAAAGACATTCTCATATCAACCCGGAAAATCTTTGTTGGTATTGAATACATTTGTAATGAATTCTCCAAAGGAAAATTTAAGACAAAGAGTTGGGTATTTTGGTGCTGATAATGGAATATATGTTGAGGTTGCTGGAATTGGAAGTACATCAGTAGGTTTTGTAGAAAGAAGTTTATCAACTGGAACAGAAACAAGAGTACCTCAAACAGAGTGGAATATTGATAAATTAGATGGAACAGGTGTTTCTGGATATACACTAGACATTTCCAAAGCACAAATCCTTTGGATGGATATTGAGTGGTTGGGACTTGGAACAGTAAGAGTTGGATTTGTAATTGATGGGAAGTTTGTTCATGCACATTCATTTCATCACGCAAATCTCATCCAATCAACTTATATGACAAC